TGACGCGACTAGGGTGTTGGTTGATTGTACTATCACCGTGGCGCGGATCATGGGGAAGCAAGATGCTGTGAAGAAAATAACAGCTTTTCTTGACTATCTAGACTGGTCCAATCAAAAACTGACCAGATTCTGGATCGCTGTGCAAGACTCACAAGATCTCGATTTCCAGGCTGCTGCAATCGATATTGTGGAGACGTTCTTCAATGTCTTCGCTGTTGATCACGCAGTGGACTTGCAGAGGTTCCGTGAGAAGAATCTACTTCCAGAGGAACAAATTGTAGAGCTGGAATTAAATGCTGAGTTGCCATACTCGGATTTTCTTTCTGAGGTGAAACTTTTCCTTGGCAAGTTCAACTCTCACGTTCGGCGAGGTGCTGCAGCGTCAGTCCTTCTTAGTGCCTTTCACCATGATTGTCGTACTGCGAGCGCCACTCAGAAGAGCAAAATGATACACATGCTCAAGAAAGAGTTGGCGAATATTGAACCGGAAAGTTTCAAGGGCTTGCAGTTCGCACTTGGCGGGACACCTGATCTGATTCCCATACCGCTCAGGCCGATAGACAATCAAGACATTCGTGAATGTTTTAAGCTTGGGAAGATATCTCTACCGTCACCAAATGGTGAGTACCGCTTACATCGACTCACGCAAGCAAATGGTGAATATGACTTTTCTCCCATTCACAAGTTGATGGACTTGCAACATGGAGCAACGGTGAACGCAGAGAATCTGGCTGGGCCAAATTACATATCACCAGATGCTCGGGGAGCTCAGATACAACATGCTTTGATAGAAGCTGTGGTGGCCGCAGACTTGGGCGCACGCCTGTGCAATGATGCTGCTATGGTACCTTGGTATCAAGCTCAGTTGGCTAATCCGGGAATAGATTATGTAGCTGACATCTTACGCAAATCCGAGGCACTTTTTACACAACCATCAGTTAAGAATTGGCTTGCCCACATCACTGGGCTCGCCATGGGTGGTAAATCTAAGGTGCCACGCACGTGGATATCTGTGAATGATTTAGTCGTAGTGCCCACGCGTGAGCTTAAGGAGGAGTGGCAAGAGAATTTGGGAAAGCTTGAACCTTTGCGTAGAGCTACTGTGGTCACGCAGCATGAGGCATTGGTGACCAAGTACGCTTCTAGGTACGTCATCATCGATGAGTGTTATGCTTTTGATCCCGAGCATTTGCAGGCCATTGCAAACAGACATTCACGCAGCAAAGGCGTTGTGACTATTGGTGACAGACGTCAGATATCGAATGTCTTTTCACCAACGCAATTGAAACTCATAGCCTCTGACGCGCCTTGTGTTATGATCACACCGACAACTTTTGTAGGGTGGGATGCTGCAGTTACTTACTTGCATAGCACTGTGACGGACACGTTTGTTGAAGACTTGTTTTGCGGGTCCGAAGACGCGGAGGCAATGTGTTACACTCTGACCGCAGATGATACCTTGTTGCCAGGACAGGGCGACATTGCAATGCAGGGGACACAAATCGGGAAAGAGATGGTGCTTCAACGGGGTGTTAAAGCAGCAACTGTCCATGAGTGTCAAGGACGCCGGTCCGAGTATTCGGTCATACACGGCTTAGGCAGAGCTCTGGGTGGCGATTTGCGGTGGCTTGGACAAGCCGAGCAGGCGTCACATTGCCCTGTTGGGTTCACCAGGGCAAGGAAAAAGACTATCTTTGTCGTTGAGGGCGTTTCGGTCTTGACCAATTTTCGATGGTTCGATGACACTTCGGTAAATGGGCGTCTACCTGATACGGTGATCATGGGTGGAACTTCTTGGGATTTTTGTGAAGTGCGTGCCGAAAGCGAATCGACTTGGATTCACATACACGAACCTAACATCATAGAATCCAGTTTGATTGAGCGACCACTGACAGATCCTGTGACGGTGGCTACGGTGTTCACCGCCTCTGGCGAACCATTGTCAACTTCAGAAATTCGTACAAATGTGGAGTTGGTATCTGGAGTGAGTTTCCGAGATGAGGGAATAGCACATTCTGACTCTTTTGACAATTACACGTTCCAGCCACGTGACGTTCCTGGCGCAGATCAAGTACAAGCCTTGACACGTAGTGTTCCTGATGTGCGCACTAGACCACAGGATTATGTGGATGCTGAGATCATAGTGGAATGGCTTTTCGAGGAAGTGATTGACAAGAAGCTCTTCTTCGCGCACATTAACAACTCAAGACGTGCTGCCATACATAGACAGACCAGGCAACAGGCGATAGATGGGTCATACGCGAATTATGAGACTGCGGCATCAACCTTATCTTTCGCTTTCTTGAAACCGGAATTCGCAAAGAAACCTTCAGAAATGAAGGATGGCCCTTCAGAGTTGAAAGCACAAGGTGTTGTCTCAGCAAGTGATTTGCAGCAAGCGATATTCGCAGACACATGCGACGCTTTAACTCATGCTTGGGCTAGAGCAATGCAACGCGGGAAGCTGTCACCTGTCGGACTTCGTGAAGAAGAGGTTGAAGACTTCTTGGCCACATTTGAATCATCTGTGGAATTGGACATTGAAAAGCAGGATTCCTCACACCGACCAGTGCACATTATTGTAGCATCAATTTTCCTTGAGATGGCGGCAGACAAGCAGGGTCTTGGGGCGCTTGCGAAAGAGATTAGAGATGAGCGTCGAGTGCGCATGATGGGTTCTCCTTTCAAGTTCGTGTTGAGTAAAGCTCTGGCTTCTGGTGATCCTTGGACTCTAATCATCAACAAGATCATGGCCTTCAGCTCGCTGATTAGTGTAGCGAGACTTAAGGACGTCAGGGTATGTCAAAGTGGAGATGATGTCACCATGGATCGCGAGCCTGAATGGCGAGGCAAGGGTTTGACCGATCAAAGCAAAGCAAATGCAGGACTCACATGGAAAATGGAGGAGAGGACGCAACGCCAAAATGGTGTAACTTTCATCAGTCGAGCAGTGTTGCCGCACCGAACTGTGGTGTACAAAGCGTTGCGCACTATATTGAAATATGCGCATCGCAAGCGAAACCAGATACAACATGCAGGGATCTCGGCAGATGCCAAGCGCATAGAGGCACTGGCCGCTCGTCATGGGTTGCAAGCCTACTGCGAGGCAAGGTGCCAAGTCTGGGGTGGCGACCCTGTCGTTGTCTTTGACTTGTGGACCAGAGCTCTGGCCGTTGCTCGAGCTGATTTTGCCTCTTTACCTGATACTTTGCGTTCCGAGGAACCACGGCAGTATACCGTGCGTGAAAGGAATGGCGGTTGCTTTGGTTATGCATTGGCTAACTGCGTCAAGACGAATGTTGCGGCAATCAATGCGATCGCATCGTACCGTGGTCCTGTAAATCGCACTTTGGCGTTGAAGGTGTGCGGGGAAAATGGTGTCCCCCTCATTATCATGAATGAACGTTTTGCGCAGAGGTCTCGCAAGCGGTTAGTTGACCAAATGGATAGGAGAAAAATATCGCGTTCGTTTGTGGTCGTCTACGAAGATCATGCTGTGGCTGTGGTACCAAACACAATAACCTTGCATGGGGCTTTCGGAAAGCGAACAATTACATGGAAAAACACATTTTCGAAAGATGTGGAGATTACAGATTTTGAATAGGTTTTGTTTGGTGTGAATTTAGTTTTCTCACGCTCATTAACTCTAACTATCGAGTCAAAATTTAGTCGTCTTACTGTACGAGACCACATACACAGCCTCTGAGTAGGAATGCAGCGAAACCAACGGAATATCGAGAGATAAGTTGCGTAGCCTGAGCAGCACTGCATTAGTCCAAAAACCAACCGATAAGGTCACTCATGCTTTTCTATAGGTTAGTCGCTATGCGGCAAGACATGGTCGGCCAATCGGGAGTAATCCCCACTGGCATCGCGAAGTTGAGAAATCAATGAGGCGAGGCGACAATCTTTCCAAACTTCTTTTCTGGAAAGTTGTTCGGCCCGAGAGGACGGATGCGCATGTCGGTCTATTCACGGCCTTTGATGGCAATAGGCTTAAGGAGCAAACACCCCACTTTTATGTTGGTTTGGTACCCGGCACGCGAACTCCATCGCGAGTGGTCTGCTTACTACAATTCAGTACCATTGGAATGTCTAACGAAAGCATTGCGCATACGATTCGCAATATTCTCGTACAGTGTAACTCAACGAC